ATGTGGTTATTCGAACCTTCCCAAGGGATCGATATCTATACGATGTGTGAAATAAATTGTACGTAGTGCAAGGAACTCATACTCAGTGTAAGAAGCTGAATCGAAATATCTGCTCCCCTCCGAAAGGAGAAAAGAGAGGTAGATCTTTGTATCCTAGCTTTCTGAATTTGGTTATAATTCGGATATATTTATTTGATTATACTCTATGAGTTATAATGATTTTAAATATTCATCCTTTGACCCACTCTTATTAAAATCTAACGATTCTCTAAATGAACCGTGAGGAATTAATTTTCCAATATCCGGAGCTAATTGCTCCTGACTTAGAGGATTTATTAAGAGGGTCTTACCAACCCATAATGATGGTCTTGGGTAAAATATTGATAAAGTGATCATGTTGATCACCCATCTTTATATTCCTAGACAACAAGTGAATGTATTTGTTACATTTAATCATCTAATCTTAAAGACTAGAGACCTAATATAATTCATGAAAAGTTCTTTATTATTATTTAACCAAGCTCCTACCTTTATTAAACAAATTAATTGGGTAAGAGCCTCTGGGAGATATGTTTTGCGGGATCCTAGTAACAAAGCATTGTTGCTTTATTTAGAGGAAAAACAATACATTAAATTATTAGATGTGTCATTATCTAATGATATATCTCTTGATGTTATTGCTACTCCAGATGATACAGAGGAATCTGTAACTTCTAGATATGAGGATCAACCAAGTGTTCCGAAAGGGACACCCAATTTGGGTGATTGGATTTCGAAAAACTCTCAGCTTTTTTCAATTATAGATGGATGGGATATAAAACAATCTATGATAGAATTCAAAAGAAATTTTGAACTCTTCTTTCCACTCTATTACAGAGATGTAAGTGGGTGGTTAGGATTGCCTTATAGAGCCTCCGGCTATAGAGAGATAACTAAATTCTCACATTTTATGGCCCGAGTCAAAACATATAGAGGTATGAATCAAGTGATATTGATTCTTAAAATCCAATCTATAGTAGTCCTACAATATTTAGCAGGTACTCGACTTAAAACTACACAAGAATTAGGTCAACGTATTAAGCTGACGAATGGATTACCTTCTGCTTTACCGGTTTATTTCCGAAGATTTATTCAGAGACGAGATTTATCTCGTATCCGAGTAATTATTACTCTTTTACATTCGTATAAGGGTTTCTTAGGAAGTTATAAACCTGCAGATTTATCTTCAATAGGAGCACCTAGATTTGAACGTCCGTTATTAAACGAATGCTTAGATCCAGAGAAAATTGATTTCACTCAACCATTGGAAAATTTATTCCAACCAGATTGGCGTGAAGTCAATATTCAGGTTTCTCCATTTTGGAAGGATTTTAATCCTTCTAATCTGTTAGCAAGCCTTTGTGCACATGTTGATAGTGTTCCTTTCCCTTTAAGTTCTGGACCCAATTCCTCAGTTTCCTTCCTAGGTTCTGTATGGGATGCTTTAATTATGACTTATTGTAAACCCTCTTATTTGGAGGACTACCATAATGCCATTCTTAAATATGCCAAACATGTTAAGGAGTATGCCAATCCAGTTGGAATGGTTTATCCTTTCATGAGAACAATTGCAGCTCGTTTTCGAGCTGAGATTGAAGGAGGTGAGGTAACTTGGGGAACTTTTTCTCGTTCTTCTATCCCTTCTTTCCTTAAAGTTGAGGTTTTACCTCTACCTAAAGGTTGGGATGCTAATTCTTCAAACAATAATAGAGATCTTCCCATAACTTGGGAATACATCTCTGAGGAAATTCTTCCTCGATTATATGTTGGAAAATTAGCTATTAAATTAGAAGCAGCGGGGAAAGTACGAGTTTTTGCCATCTCCGATTACTTTACTCAATGGATCATGACCCCTTTGCATAAATCTTTATTCAAAGTGTTGTCTGATCATCCTTGTGATGCTACTTTTGATCAATTAGGGAAAGTACAAGAGTTCCAAAATAAAGGATACTCTTTTATTGCCTCTTATGACCTTAAGTCCGCCACAGATTTAATACCTATTCAATTATATGAAAAAGTATTAACTCATTGGGTTGGTAAGGAGGTTGCATTAGCTTGGTCTCGTGCCCTTACTGATCGTGAATATGTTTATAAGTATAGAGGAGTTGATAAACAATTCCATATCTCTACTCATAAGTATACTCGTGGTCAGCCTATGGGTACACTTTCATCCTGGGCATCATTAGCCTTGGTACACCATTTTCTTGTTTATTTAGCTGCATCCCGTGTGGGATTAACTAAATTTAGAGATTATTTAGTGCTGGGGGATGATATTGTAATAGCTAATAAAGCTGTTGCAGAATCATATTCTTCTGTTTGTCATGATTATGGGATAACGATTGGTTTTGCCAAATCGTTTGTTTCAGATCATGGGATGTTTCAGTTTGCTTCTCAAGATATATTAGGAAGAGATAATATCTCTCCTCATTCTCTTAAAGAAGTTTTAACAGTGAGTACTTTTTCTCGCTATTTTGGTCCACAATATAATATGGCCAAAAAAGTAGAATTTATTACTCGATCTCTTAGAAGAGGGTTCATGGGTTCTCAACCCTTGGATCTTGTTCGAGCGAGCTCAAACTATCACCAGTGGTCAAGATACAGCAAAATGCTAACTAAAGGGATATTTCCCATTGAGATTAGCCGATTGTTGGTTGGATTACTTTCCAGAGATTACTCTCTATTGGAAAATAATTCTAGTTTTGATCAACTTATTGCCTCTTTACGAGGGGATATAAGATTGTTTACTAGAAACATTCGTTATTCAGACAGTGAAAGACTTACCTTTAAAAGATTAATTGAGAAATTAATCCTTAAAGAAGTTTCCCGGTCAATAAATAACCTTTTAGATCGTTCTTTGGATCATATCCCTCCTTTGGGATCTAAAACATTGAAGGATCTTTTCCATAGAGCTACTTTCAATATTAAATATGAAAGAGCTACAGGGTTACAGGATTATAATCGAGTTGTTAACAAATTTAAATTTGTTATCTTACAAGAACATAATATGTCTCCTATGGAATATTTGAGCAAATTTGGTGATGATGAAGGTAAAGAGACTAAAGACTTCCAGAGATTGATTCATTTATTTAAGATAAAAGGTCAATTGGATGCCCT